GCGATCACAAGCAGCTCCAGCGTGTGCTTCAGCTCAAACCAATCGTCTCCGCTGAGAATCAGTTTCCGCATTCCGCTTATCCTCCTTCGTCTCCTGCATCCGCCTGACGATCCGCGCCAGACGGGCATTTTGTGTCACGAGCTTCTGCGCGTCCAGATCCAGCCCCTTGCGCTTCAGCCCGCCGATGATCTGCGCCGTCTGGCACTCACAGACCAGCGCCGCCTCGATCAGATCATGCATCTCCTGCGCATTCAGCGTCAGGGTGTATGTACGGGCATTTGCCATGGTTAATAGCCTCCTTCGTGTTCCAGCAGCCAGTTTTTCAGCTGCACCTGCGCGGTTGCAAAGCACAGCTCCGCGTCGCAGTCCTGGACGTTGACAAGTTCTTCGTCGTCCCCGTCGTAGGCGGTTCCCCTCCGCCACACCCGGACGCCCCAGTCCGTTACCTTGCTGTAGGTGATCTCAAGGTGCATCGGGTAGGTCTTCACCTTCTCGGCAAAAAACTTGAGGAAATCATCCATTCCGCTTCTCCTCCTTCTGTTCCTGTTCCCGGCGGTATCGTTCCGCCGCCCAGTGGGCAAAGGCATCGATCACGGGCTCGCCGTTTTCTTCGCCGGGACGCTTGTATTCAAAAGTCTGGCCCGGGAGAAATCTCCCGTCCGGCCCCCGTTTCCCAAAAACGGCGATCATGATCTCACGCCTCCTTCCGTTCCTCCTGCTTGTCTTCCTTCGCCAGCATCATGCCATAGGCGATATCGCTCAGGCGCTGCATCTCTTTCGCGTTCAGCTTGTCTGCGATCTTGGTCAAACTCTCGTTGACCTGTTTTTCCTTTTCGGACATTGCTCTCACCTCGCATTGGTTTCTGTGTTCTGTAACCTAGGTTCATATTATCACGCCTAGGTTTCATTGTCAAGCATTATTTTGAATCTTGGTTTCATTATTTTCTTGACTTTTGCGCTCACGTGTGGTAACCTAGTTTCATAAGGAGGGATGGAAATGGACACCATCAATCAGCGAATTGATTTCTTGATCAAAGCGCTTGGTTTCACAAAGACGAAGTTTGCGGAATCACTTCACGTCTCATCTCAGTTCGTTTCGTCGCTGTGTTCTGGCGCAAAGCAACCAAGCGACCGCACGATTGCTGATATCTGCCGCGAATACGGTGTAAGCGAAACATGGCTCCGCACCGGCGAAGGCGAGATGAAGCAGAAGCTGACACGGAATCAGGAGATTGCGGAGTTTATGGCTTCCATCATGCGCGACCCGGATGACGCGCCGCGCAAGCGGTTTATCTCCATCGTCAGCAAACTTGATGTTGAAGAATGGCAGTTGCTCGAGGATATCGCAAAAAAATGGACCGAGGACGAATAACCGTCCCCGGCCTATTTTTTATTCCCGCGCCTATGCGACCAACTTCCGCACGAATCTCCAGATCAGATCCAGATCCGAATCTGTGGCCAGCCGCAGCAGGCGCTTGATCTCTTTCAGCAGCAAATTCCGTTCCATTTCCATAAGTGCCTCCATTCTTCCACAAAAATCTCTTCTATTTTTTGTTTACTATTGCCGTTGAGGTTTTCTTCCATTTGATTTACAATTTAGATAAGATGTTCCTTTTCATCGCACGATTATCATAGAACATCCGTTCGATAATTACAATTATAAGATTTTACAAAATTATCTTATAATAATTGGAGGTTTTGCCATGGGTGTTGCTCTTGATAGTTCCCATATCAATAGCGCTGTGCGTGACCATAAGGGTCATAGCTTGCTCACTTTCCCCAGCCGTTATGTCGTTCTTGATCTTGAAACAACCGGGCTTGACCCTCAATATGACGATATCATTGAAGTTGCCGCAATCCGCATTGTTGACGGAGCGGCGGAAGGTTCTTTTTCGTCCTTGGTTAACCCCGGATACCCTATCGACGAGTTTATTACCGATCTTACTGGCATTACCGACGATATGCTGTCCTCTGCGCCTTCCCTTGATTTTGTGCTTCCGGCGCTCCTCTCATTCGTCGGGGCCGATATCGTTGTCGGCCATAACGTTAATTTTGATATCAATTTTATTTATGATTCTTGTTCCGCCCGCTCGCTTGCGCCATTTTCAAACGATTTTGTCGACACCATGCGCATAAGCCGTAAACTTTTCCCTGATGAGCGCCACCATCGCCTTAAGGATCTTATTTGTAGATTTGGAATCGGCGAATCTGTTTCACATCGCGCTTTCTCCGATGTTGAGCAAACCGACAAGTGCTATCGTTACCTTCGCAGTTATGTTTCCGACCATGGTATCCCTTTGAATCAGCGCCCCAAGTCGTGGAGTGCCGGAGATATTGTTTCATCTTCTGACCATTTTGATGAATCGTCTCCGATTTTCGGCAAAGTTTTTGTGTTTACCGGCACGCTGGATAAGATGGCGCGAAAGGCTGCTATGCAGCTTGTTGTCGACCGAGGCGGTGTTTGTCTTGACAGCGTCAGAAAAGATGTTAACTATCTTGTTCTTGGGGCAAATGATTATAGCAAAATTAAAGACGGAAAAAGCAACAAGCAAAAAGCCGCCGAGAAACTCCGACTCAAAGGAAACGATATTGAAATTATCAGCGAGAACGTTTTTTACGAAATGCTTGAGGCTTGATGCGTTTCATGTGTTGTCTATGACTATAAGATGGAGGTTTTATGTACTGTAACAAATGCGGCAAAGAGATCGACGACGAGGCTTTGATCTGCCCGCACTGCGGCTGCGGCACCGTGAATTATATCCGCGATCAGGCAAAGGCGGAGGCCCGCGTGCAGGTGCAGGCCTCACCGGCGCGGAAAAAGCGCTCGACTGCTCTGCTGCTTTGCATTTTTCTTGGTGGCCTTGGGGCGCACCGGTTTTATGTCGGCAAGATCTGGACGGGGCTTCTTTGGCTCTTTACGCTCGGCTTTTGGGGCATTGGCACGCTGGTTGATTTTTGCCGAATCTATGATAACAAATTTCCAGATGATGCAGGCCGCCCGCTCTATGACGAGTATACGGATGGTTTAACGCCCGAGGAATACGAGGAGGCCGTCGCCGGGCCGCGCAAGGTGCGAAAGATCGTGATCGTTGTTGCGCTTGCGCTGTGTGCTGGCTGCTTCTTGATCCTGCGCGTCATACCGAGCCTGATGTATGCGCTCGGTTTTTGAGATTCGCCCGCGCCGCTGGCCGAACAACGGCGCGGGCTTTTGCTTGCGCAGGCGACCGGGAGCCGTCTGTAACTATATTGTAGCCTGCCTATGGTAGACTTGTAAAGATGTGGCAGTTGCTTTTTGCAGTCAGACGTCTTGCTTTTTTGGGGGAATGACATGTTTTGAAGGAAAAATTATCTGATTTGTGCCGTGAGCAGAAGCAGACGATCACTCCGCGCAAAACAAATCAGGATGTAGCCGAAAATACCGATCTTTCCGTCGGTACCGTCTCCCAGTTCTTTCGCGGCGACATCAAAAATCCGTCTGTTTACACGGTCGGTCCGATCTGCCGGGAGATGGGCGTTTCTATGGATGAGTATTTCGGCATTCCGCATGACGAGCCTGCCGAGTCTTCCGATGCCGAAAAACTCCGCGCCGAGAACGCGGCCCTTCGCGCGCAGCTTGCCCAGCAGCAGAAATCCCTGCGTATGCACCGGCTTGTGACGCTCATCCTCTTGGGCATTCTTTCGCTGTGTGCCCTTGCGCTTGTGGCCGACGTGCTCATCCCATCAATCGGCTGGATTCGCACATGAAAATTACCGCCCCGGCCCGATCAGCCAGAGCGGTATCTTTGGAGGCTTTTGTGGATAATTTGAATCTTGCCAACGTCGTGATCTACGCCCGGTATTCTTCCGCCGGGCAAAATGACCAATCTATAGACGGCCAGCTTGCCAAATGCCGCGAATACGCGCAGCAGCGCGGATACCGCGTCGTTGGCGAATACTGCGACCGGGCGCTGTCCGGTCGATACGCCGAAACGCGGCCGGAGTTCCAGCGCATGATTTCGGACAGCGTGAAGCACGCTTTTGATTTTGTGCTTGTGTGGAAGCTTGATCGCTTTTCCCGCGACCGGTACGACAGCGCGATCTACAAAAAGAAACTGCGCGCGAACGGCGTGCGCGTCTTGTCCGTCACCGAGGGTGTCGGCGACAGCAGCGAGAGCGTTCTCCTGGAGGCGATCCTGGAGGCCATGGCGGAGGAGTATTCCCGCCAGCTCGCCCAGAATGTCCGTCGCGGGATGCGCCAGAACGCCGAGAAGGGGCTGAGCCTCGGCGGCCTCGCCCCGCTCGGCTACCGCGTTGTAAATAAGCAGTACGAGATCAACGAGGACGAAGCCCGCATCGTCCGCTTTATCCATGAGCAGTATGCCGACGGCGCAGGGCAAAAGCAGATCGTGGCCGACTGCGCGCGGCTCGGCTACCGCAACCAGCGCGGGAACCCGCTCACATTAGCCTCGGTAAAGCGTATCCTTGCAAACGAGCGGTATGTCGGCAGGTACGACTACCTCGGTGAGATCGTGATCGAAGACGCATTCCCGGCCATCGTATCAAAGGAGTTAAAAAAGCGTGTGCGCGACCGGCTCAAGGCGAATGCCAAGGCCCCCGGCCACGCAAAGGCAAAAGTCGAGTATTTGCTGCACGGGAAATTGTTCTGCGGCGAGTGCGGCGCGCCGATGATAGGGGAGTGCGGGCGCGGCAGGCACGGCGCGACGTATTATTATTACACCTGCGCCGCGCGGAAGAAGCAGCACACCTGCAAAAAGCGCAATGAGCGCAAGGACGAACTCGAAGCCAGTATTGTGGATTATATCGGCTCCTGCGTGCTGACGGACAGCTGGATCGACGGCGCAGCCGAGCGCGTTGTGGCGGAGTATCAAAAAAGCTACGACGCATCCGGCATTAAGCCGCTCGAAAAGCAGATCCGCGACGCCGACAAGGAGATCGATCAACTTGTCGACGCTCTGATCTCCGCAACGGCGGAAGCCGCCCGCCGCAGGATCAACGAGCGCATCGAAACTGCCGAGGCCCGAAAGCAGGCGCTGGAGGCTGATCTTGCATCTCTCCGCATCGCCAGCCGTGTCCAGATCAAAAAAGAGGACATCGTCGTATGGCTCAACCAGTTCCGCACTGGCGACCGATCCGATCTGGAATACCGCAAAAAAGTCATAGATTTATTCGTAAACGCGATCTATTTGTACGATGATTCGTTCAAATTATTCTTGAATGTAGCCGATTCCGCCCAAGTAACCTACGCCGACGCCGTCGCCCTCGCGCCGCCTTCCGTTTCGGATTTCGGCGCGTCCGGTGTACCAGATATGCACTTATCCGAACACATCATATTTGTAAATGGTGTTATTGGGATGATCGTGCAAAGATAAAAAATCCCTCTCCGGTTTGGAGAGGGATTTTTTTATTTTACCACATGCTCATAGTATTTCATGAGCTTGCGCTCCGGGCCGGGGCCGTCTTTGTCGAGCAAAAACGCTTTGGCGAGGGCTGCGTAGAATTCCGGGCGGTTGAGGCCGAATTCTACCGCGACGGGGTAGTAGTCCGAGTACATCATGTTCATGGTCACGCTCCACGCCCAGCGCGGGATCTCGTGTTCCTGAATGCCCATGCTCTCGGCAACGGCCGTCGTCTGCTCCATCGTCCAGTGCGGGCCGTTCGAGCCGTCGGCATTCTGCATGCGCTCGGCCCACTGCATGGCCGTTTCTCGGTCAAACGCTGCCGCATCCGGCTCGTCTGCGCGGCAGTCCAGCTTTTCCAGCCTGCGGATCGTCTTCGCGTACAGGCCGACTTCCTCCGCGCTGCCGAGCGTCACCGGCTTTTCCATCGCCTCGCGCAGCTTTGTGTAAAGCTTTTCTATATATTCTTTCATCTCGTCACGCCTCCTGCATGTATCGGTAGAGTTTGTCCACGTCGTTCTGATCAAACCGCATATCGCCCAGCAGCGGGACGGATACGGTCAGCTTGTTCTCAAAGCGTGGCCTAGCCGCGTTATAGAGCTTGTCGAGGTCGATGTTTCCGGCATCGTCAAAGATCTGCATCATCTTTACCGCCGGATTTTCGCGCAGCGCGAGGATCTTCTCACGGCTGCCCTCCATGATGAGGGCCAGCATGATCCCGGCCCCGATGCCCTTGCCGCCCGGCAGGTGCGGGATGACCTCATTGTCCGCGTAGCGCATCGCGCCGCGCATGGCCTGATCTATCGTCACTGTCATCGCAGATTCCCTCCTTTAAGGATGGGGCGGCTATTGCCGCCCCTTTGGCTTAGTTGTTGCAGCAGCCGCAGCACTTCGGGAGCGGATCGTAGAGCGTCTGGGGCGACGTTGCGGTTCCGGTGGTGACGTCGGCGACCTGCTTGGGGTAAAACGTCGCGTTGACGTAGGTTTTCAGGGCGTTGTCGCCGCAGCAGCGGCGTTCGGCCTCCATCTTTACCGCGCTGAGCGCCTCCTTGCGGACGCAATCAACGTCCTGCTTTACGAGCGTAAAGCTGTCCTCGGTGCGCTGGTTGTGGACGGCCTGCTTGCACAGCGCCTCACGGACGTCCTTGAGCTGCCCGTCGATATAACCGTACATCTCCAGCATTTTCTGATCGTTGTAGGTGTTGGCCTTCAGGAGCGCGATCTCGCTGTCCTTCGCGGCCAGCTGCTGCTCCCGTTCGAGATCATAGCGCGTGACCGGCATGTTCTCGCTGCACGTCGGCTCCTGCTGCCGCGCGGCGAGCATGGCCGCGACCGTCATGGCAGGCGTAACCGCTGCGGCTACGTCAGCGGCTTCCGATCTCTTGTTCTGGTTGAGGCCGCCCAGCAGATTACCGAGTCCGCCGTTCGCCAGTCCCAGTGCGGCACCGCCGATGCCAAAGCCCAGCGCAGTCCCCGCGAGTCCCTTGCTTGCGTATTCCATAAAAAATACCTCCGGTAAAAATAAGTAAGCTGGCCAGCTCCTATCCTCAGTCTACCGGCTCCGCGCTTTTTCTGGGGGACATTTATGGGGCATTTGTGTACCAATTTTTTTATATTTTTTTGCATTTCCCTCTTGACTTTTGCGCCCAATGGACGTATAATAAGACCATAAGATAAAACAAGGCGAAAGCCGGGAGGTACATAAACATGGAAACCAAGATCATCAACAACCGTTACGAACTCATTGCTTGCACTGCCGTTGCCACCGAGGCTGGCGACACGGAAGTACAGGACGCGATCCTCTGCCGCGATATGGACGCCTGCCTGGGCGACGCATTTTGCGTGTACTTTGGCTACACGCTGGACGAGTTGGCGGACAGCATCGAAGACGCTGACTATCCCGATTTCAGCGACGATACGCTCGCCACCGTCCGCATCGACGGCCAGCCCATCAGCGCGTACTGCTTCTGAGATGAAGGGAGAAATCGGAACCACCGCCATTTGCGAGATGTGCGGCAATGAGTACACCGTGACAGGTACGCGCCAGAAATATTGTTTGGCCTGTTCGTCAATTCGCAGACGCGAGGCCGCCACCGCCAGTTTTCATCGAAAGGCCGCTGGAACTTCTAGAAAAATCGGGTCTGCGGCTATTTGTGAGCGCTGCGGATCTGAATACACAACAACCGGAGGAAATCAGAAATTTTGCCCATCCTGCGCACGCAGCCAATGGGGCCGTGGAGAGCTTCGCCACATTGGAAGCGCCGCAACCTGTAAGCGCTGCGGTGAATCGTTCATTCTGACTGCTACGGGGCAGAGATACTGCCCTGCTTGCGCCGCTCTAAAGAGATCGCCGCGTGTTGATGATTCTTTGCTCGATTTAGATGCATTTTGCACATTGCTGAAAAAGCACAGCATCACACAAGCTGATTTCGCGCGCCGTTTTTGTATCAGCTCAGCTCTCATTAGCAGATGGTGCTCAGGGGAGCGCAGATGCCCGACGTACGTGCTTTCTATGGCAGATGAACTTCTCTCCATTGACGCCGAAAAAAGAAAGAATCAAAAGGAGGAACCCACATGAAACTCACCCCATTTATCCGCTCCGTCCTCTACGCCGAAACCGGCGCATACATCGACCGCGACGCCTACATCTCCGATATGGCACTGTCCAGCGTCTGGGGCGATGCCGAAGACGAAGAGATTCCGGCGGAGCGGCTGGCGCTCCTCGGCGGGATCTGGGACGGGAAGCACTGCGCAATCCCGGAGTTGATCAAGAAATACAGGATGACGCAAGCTGGCTTTGCGCAGTATTTCGATGTTCCTTTGCGCACTGTGCAGCACTGGTGCCTCGGCGACCGCGCCTGCCCGCCGTATGTGGCCGCAATGGCAGCCGAGATTTTAGCCTTGAGCAATCAATAAAATAGAATTTGAGAGGCATCGAAGATGACTGGATATCAGCAAGCGATCCTCATGCTGCTCGGCGTTGATACCTGCGGCAAGTTCCTTGTGCGCTGCATTGATCGCTGGTACGTCGACGCGGTTGCCGAGCTTTTCCCAACCGCGCCATACCTCCAGCACCGCGCAGACGGGAAGAGAGACTTTTGGGTTGTGAAATCCGCGAAGGTGCATCTTCTCCCGTCCCTCGCCGACGTGACTGATTGGCAGGGATTTTGCCGCGGTGTGGTGGAGCTGCAAGCTTGCCTTGATCTCTGGCCGCACAAGGTACGTGGCAAGTCCACCAGGACACCACGGCTGCGGGTTTACGGGCAGCCTGAGCTTTTAACGCAAGTATCCTCGTATTTTCCGGCAGGGCCGAAAAAGCTGCAATTTCGGCGCACGCAGACCGGCGAAACGTGCGTCCTGTACTATCAAAGCCGGGCAGAAGTCGCTGATATCCTCGATTCGCTGCACGGCGAACCTTGCAACCGCGAACTCTGGGCCCGCTGGGACGCGCTCATGCAACAAAATAAGCCCGTAGGATAACTGCTGGCCTGATACAAAAGCACCCGTGGGACGAATCCCACGGGTGCTTTGCGTTATGCTCCTGTCAGACGGCGGGCGGTGTTGTAGATGTGCGGCAGGCGGCGGGAGATGGTCTTGCGGTCGATGCCGATTTCACCGGCCGCGTCCAGCTGCGGGAGCCTGCGCACGATATAAAGATTCACGATCTGCTGATCGATCTCATCCAATAAGCCCTCGTCAGCGACGCGCTCCCAGTCGCTGCGCGTGAGGTATTCCAGCTCCTTCGGCAGAGCCAGCCGCGCAGTTATGCTTTCGTCACTCCCTTCGGCCCGCCGACGGGCGGGGCTTACTTTTCCTTGTGATTCAGCACAGCGATATTGCCCTTGTTGCTGACTTCGAGATCCAGCGCGGCGGCGATATCGCGCACCTTGACGTAGTTCGTACCGTTCTTCAGGATGCGTTCGACGGCGACTTCCTTTCCGTCGACGATGATCTTGCTCTTTTCTACCATTTCGGTTTCCTCCTCTGCATTTTTTCCATCTTCGAGGGCCATCACAGTATGGCCCTCGCTTACCAGCACGTCCCCGCGCAGGAGATTGGCGTCCGTCGTCAGATACTTGCTGCCGTCCAGCAGCTCGAAGTCTCCCGTTGCGGGCCAATCGTGCAGCATACAGTAGGTGGTGCAGCTGTTGCCCTGCCGACGGTAGAGCGCTTCTACCGACGCGCAGCCTGCGGCCACGGCGCAGAGCATCATGAGCGCGGAGCAGTCTGTCTCCACGGGCTTTGCGATCTTGCTCACGTCCCATCCGACGGCTCTGGCTGCCTCATACGCCGTGTTCCTGTTGTCCATGTCGTAGCCGATGTTCCGGTTCTTAATGGCCGCCTCGCACGTCTGCGCGGCCCGCTCGGCCTTTTTGCGGCTCTTGTATCGCAAGATGCCGAGCCAGCGGCCATTGTACCAGTTGGAGATATTCAGCTCCCGCCCGGTCTGGTTGCCGGGCTGCTGGTTGCGGCCGCCCGTCTCGCCGAGACTGGCCTGCCCGATCTTGATGCTCATTTCTGCGCATCCTCCTTCGTGGCGTTGTCAATCGCGTCCTGCGCTTTCTGGCTCTGTGTGCCAAAGTAAAACGCGATCACGACGGTATACACCATCATAAAGTCCTGCGAGATCTTCCCGGCGACTGCCATGTACGCAAATACCGCCGTCAGCACCAGCGTGACGATAGATTTGACGCTCAGCAGATTGCCGAGCCGCTTCTTGATGTTTTCCATATGTATACTCCTTTCAGTCCTTCAGCACGATCTCTGCGATGCGTGCTGCCGCTTCCGGGCCGTACTTTTCGGCCCATTTATCCATGTACTTCTGCGCGTACTTCGCGCGGTTCTCGTTCTTGGCCTTCCAGAGATAAAACCCGCTGGAAGCCGTCGTTTCAGCCAGCACCGCAAGCGTGATCTCCGTCAGATCTGCGCCTGCCGCGCAGGCGATGATGAGCGCGAAGCTGACGAGCGCGCTGCAAATCAGCCATTTCTTGCTAAACTCCATTGCTATGCCCGCATTGCGCCTCCAGCTGGTGTAAAAACTTCTTCACGTCGCCGTTCCCGCCCATTTTTTTATACTTTTCTCCGGCGATCAGGCGTTCTGCCATCGGCATTTCCTCGCTCATGATCGTGAGGCGGAGGATTGCCAGATACTGCTCGTCCTGATGCTCCTGCATTTTCCCGAGCTTTTTGTCGATCTCGGCGAGGTGCGTATCCTGCGATGTGGCCTTGCCGCGCTTTTTCTGAACCGCGCCGACGACGGCATTGACTACCGCCGTCAGCGCGGATGAGCCAAGCGCTGCGCAGGCGAGGGTGACGATGATGGTTTTGGTGTCCATTTTTCTGTACCTTTCTCTTTTATTTGCGGGGCTAATCGTCCGCCATTTTGATGTAGGTGGTGGTATCGCTGGAATAGCTGATCGTCGGCAGCGTCGTGCCGCCGATGGCTGCGTAGAGGGCCGGGTATGCCGTCTGATCGAAGGTTGAGCCATCGCACGCGTGCCACGGGGCAGAGAGCACGCGGACAGTTGTGAGGATATCGCCGATGTGATAATTCGGCTCCGACAGCTTCCCGAATGCCTCATTTACCATCGGGTTCGCCGGTGCGTCGCCTGCTCGCCAGATCTTTGCAGCGCTCTGCGCCGTCAGCAGGTTCCCGGCCGTGAGCGGCGTCCCGGCTTCCAGCGGTTCGTCCTCCGGGCGAAGCCATACGTACCGCAGGAGGCTTCCGTCCGCGTCATACGCTCCGTACCGGACGGCCCCGTTTGCGAGATCGTTTGTGCCGATTCTATCCCGCATGGCTATTCCTCCAGCGCCTTGATGTAGGCATTGCTTCTTGTGTCCGTCCCGATGGTAGGGATTTCTTTTCCCGCCGCGCTATAATCGCAGTACGCCAGCCCATTCGATGATATGTATGCCGCCTCCCCGTCCGGCGATAGTGCAATACTGTCGACTCTGCTCCCCAGTACGTCTCCATATACCGGGCCGGATGCTGGAGCGCTGATCGCAATGATCTTTTCCGCTCGATCAGCACTTTCAGATTCGCTTGCGGTTTCCGAAAGCACCAAAAGCCCGTTTTCGTATTTGCCGTTCATATAGTTGTCGAGCGAGTCCCTATCAGTTTTGTAGGAAACTACTTTCCCGTTTTCCCACGTTGCACCGTAGTCCGCAGAATACCTGTATACCATATATCCGCTATACGTCGTGGTTCCCGCACCAGAGAAAGCAGCTTTCACCAGTGCAAAAAAAGCAATTATATTTGCGCCACAGTGGTAAGCCGACATTAGGGCGTGATAGGTGTACGTCGACGGCTGGTTGAAGGACGGAGTTAATTCTTCGATGTTTACGCTGCTGACTGCCTCCCACGTCGGATTGATCAGGGTTTTTGCCTTTGAAGTCTTCAGTGTGCCGCTGGTGCTACAGTTCAGCTTGTAAAAACAGTCCTTTTCTTCGGCGTAAAATACGATTCCGCTGATAAAATCTGAGATACTTACTATTTCTTTCGTTTTTTGATTTACGTAGCTGGCGCTTACGCTTTTTCCCTCGTAATTGTAATAATTTCCGTATTCGGCATTTACATGGTAGATATACAAAATATTCGGCGTGATAAACATCTTCAGTCCAGCGCTTCCAGGCAGGCTGCCGCTTGCATATAGCGTAAATGGCGCATCAAGACTACGCGTTGTGTACACTCCGTTTACCTCTGTGGAGTCTCCGGAAAAAACAGCGTAATAAGTGCCGTTTGCATACTGCACATCCGATACCAGCGAGAGTCCGGTCGGCATATCCGCCTGCTGCGTCCACGTCCCCAAATCGGGCGATATCCAGAACTTTCTGTCGTGTAGGCCGACCCATTCCCCATTCAGATACCACACAAATCCAGGTTGAATATTCGATGTCTTCAACGCCCACGGAAGCGGCGCGGCAGAGCTTCTGAGCACAGAAAACAATTTTGGATACTGTTCCTGCGATACAGTGCGCCCGTCGCACGGGAGCCATGCGTCGGAGAGGTCTGTGCGGGCGGTGATAGCGATGTCGCCGACTTTGGCCGTACCCTCCGAAAGCTTGCCGAGCGCGTCATTCACGGTTGGGTCGTCCGGCTTCTTCGAGCCGGGCCAGATCTTCGCGGCGGTTGCATCGGACAGGAGATTTGCCTTGTTGAGGGGCGTTCCCTCGACGGTGGGCGCGTCCTCGCGCTTGAGGTATTCGTAGTGGTTGAGCGTGCCGTCGGCATTATAGACGCCGTAGCGGATCGCGCCGTTGGCTAAAACCTGTGTTGGCTGCCTATCTTTCATGTGAGTAATCCTCCTGTGGCGCACTCCGCCGCGCCGGTGTGGCGAAAAGATTTTGCAACGTTGACGATTAAGTCTTCGCAGAGCGCCAGAATGCGCTCGATATCATTTGCGCCGGTGTAGGTCAGGCGCGCCAACTGCGGCGCGTCCGGCGTCCCGGCAGGATACGCAAGCGCGTCGCGGATTGCCTGTATCTGCCGTCGGTATGTCTCGGCCTGTGAGGCTACTGGAATGTCCGTGACAGCCCAATCGGTTTTCGCCGTCCACGTGATGCTCTTCCCGCAGATTGAGGCGAGGCGTCCCGCCAGATAATTCAGGGCCGTTCCCACGCGATTAAGATCAGCGGCGTTGTACGCGCCCTTCATCCCGGTCAGCCATTCCGCCTGCTCGGCTGCGGTCATGGCCGCGAACCCCTTCGCCGCCAGCTCCCGCACCCGCTCCACGTCCGCCTGCGTGCGATTGGTGATGAGGGTATCGATAATCGTGCTCATACACCCACTCCTTTTGTGATTGCGTAAAGGCCCCCGTCGAACGTCAGTGCGAGGCCCGTCTGCACCGCGCTCTCATTCTGTCCGAATGCGTCCGAAATTTTGATCGTGTCGCCGGTTTCAAGCGCCGGGTTGCACCGGTTTTTTACGCTGTAGATTTTGCGGCGGTTATACTGTGCCAGCAGCCATGCGGCAACGCTTTGATAATTTGCTGGGGCCACGCACGGATTGCTGATGCTCTTAATGTTTTTTCCGCTCCCGGCTGTTACCGTTTCGTCGACGCTATCCGAGTAATCGCTCTTGATGTGCAGTTCTACGCAGTCAACCGCTTCCGCTATGCTCACGCCGTCGTAATCATACAGTTCATCCGGCGTTATGGCCCCGCGCACAGTGCCGGGAGACAGCTCCGCAATATGCAGATCCCCAGATCGATCAAACCACACGGAACACATGGCCGCCTGCGCCAGCAGCCGGATCGCTTCCCGGCGCGTTGTTTTTCTGGGAATTGCGGGAACAACTGTTCTTTCTGCCACATTGCCGCCATAGATTACCGTGATATCATAGCCGGTCAGGACGGCGGCGACCGCCGCTTGCAGTTCGCACGCGGTAGCGCTCCCTGATTCATATGTCGCCCGTTCGAGCGCCGCAGCCATATCGTTGCCCACCAGCTGCGCCGTTACGCCGGAATTTGTTGCGGTTACCGAGGTGAAGAAAAATTCCCCGACGTCTACGCTTTCGCCGTTTATGATGCACTTTGCAAGGAGCTTTTGCCCCTCCTGAATCACCGCAAAAATTCCATCCGGATTGAGGATGTTGTATCTGTGATCAGCGTTATCGAATGTAAAGGATATCTGCCTCGACGGGAAAGCATCGCAGGAAACGGACGCTTCCTCCACGATCTGTACATTTGCCATGCTATCGTTTTCATATGTTTCTGTCAGGCCGAAATCGATCTGCCGCAGCCTTGCCCGTGTTTTCGGCAAGTACGTTTTATCAAACTGAAGCGTCAGCCTTGTGTAATTTGCCGCTGGCAGGCTGATGTTCTGCCGAACCTGTGTGATCGCTTTTGTTGCGGCTGCAATCACGGCGTTATCGCTCCCGTATGCGGTTAGTGTGATCTGGGCCGGATACTGCTGTATTTTATCGTCGAACAGCAGCGCCCATCCAACGGTCGACACCGGCGCGGAGAACTCAAAGGTAAGGGTACTGTCCAGCTCCGCATTTTCGTCCGAAACTTCCCCGCTCCACCAACCTGTTTGCTGCCCTTCAAATCCGTCATTTGGGATATCAATTGTGCCATCCAGCATCCATCGATTCAGCTCCAGCCCGGCAAACTTCCCGGATATGGTTTCGTTTTCGCTGATTGTCTCGCTTGCTCTGGTCCCCGGCGCGGAATCCGATGCTGAAACCGTTCCGTTCTTTTTTGCGGACGGATCGACGAGGTAAAACCGGACAATCATACCAACCTCACGCACCGGTGTAAACGGTGCGTAATTGCTCGATACCTTCTGCATCAATCCACCCCTTGCTGTGTCGCGGAGATCGTGACGCCGCACCACTGCGATACGCCGTCCTCATCGTAGATGATCGCCTTGTATTCCGGCTGTTCAAAAAGAAATTCTCTTGTTTTGTCGCCGTCTACATCCGGGTATGTCACGCTCAACACGTGTTTCGTGTTGATCATGCTGCGGAGTTTCCGCAAATCGGAAACGGATAGCCACCCGGTCGGGATTTTCAGCTCATTTTTTACGCCGATGATGTCCATGACGGTCTTTCCGGATGCCATTGTCGCGGTTGCGCCAATATCCTTTGGCTGAATCGTGAACACGAGATCACGCAGAAGGGTGACTGTGTTTGTGCCGTCCGTGATTTTAATTCTACGCAAGCGATACACCCCTTTGTACGATCTCGCCCCGCAGCGGATCGAATATTGCTCTTGCTATCGTCTGCCCATCGAGCACAAGGTTGATCTGCATCGGCGTACCGGACTGGTTGTTGGCCAACAGGCCGTTTACGACGCCGACGGAGGACTTTGCCATACCGGACACAGAGAAGGACGTTGTGCCGAAGCTCATCTGTTCTTCGATATCTTTCCGCACCCCGAGCATTTCCCTGTCGAATCCCTGCCCAAGTCCTTCTGCCATGTAGCCGCCGATTCCGGCGAAGACTTTAGACGGGGACGCAATACCGAGGATGCTCTTGACGCCGCTCACAAGGCCATTGACCATATCGCTTACCGTCCGCTTTAGGCTCTCCCACATATGCAGAAATCCGTTTTTGATACCGTCAACGATATTTGTTCCGATGCTGCCCCAATCGTAGCCGAGGAACGTATCTACAATCGATTGGATCAGCGTTGGAATTGCCAGAATCAACTCCGGGATTGCGCTAATAAGGCCCTCAATAAGCGCCATAATGATTTGCGGGCCGGACATGATGATCTGCGGAAGATTGTCAAGAATTCCCTGCACGATTCCGATAATAAGCTTTGGTGCAGCCGCAGTAAGCTGCGGAATGGATTTAATCAGGCCGTCGACGAGCGACATGACAAGCTTTACGCCGGATTCGATGATTTTGGGGAAGTTTTCAATAAGCGCGGTGATGAGATTTGTGATAAGCTTGGGAGCCACCTCAAGCAGCCTCGGGACGGCATCAATGATCCCGTCCGCCAGAGCGAGGATGATCTCAAGCGCCGCATCTACCAAATTCCCGAGATTGCCAGGGTCGGTCAGCGTCTCAGCGATTTTGATGATTGCTTCTGTTGCCGCCGGGATCAATTCCGGAAGCGTCTCCGTAATGCCTTGTACCAGAGAGATAACAACATCTATACCGGTTTGAATGATTTCCGGCAGAAGCTCGACTATGGCCGGGACTAGAATTCCAATTGCCGTCGGTGCAATATCGCCCAGAACGGTAAGGATCTCCGGGAGCGCGGACATAAGCCCGGTAACCAGATTTGATGCGCCCTCAATAAGCGAGGGAAGGGTGGATCCGAGTATGCCCGGAAGCTGCGTGCTTACGGTTCCCAGCAGCGTGGAAATTGCCTCCACAATGCGCGGCAAAAGCTCCTGAATGCGCGGGATCAGGTTATTGCCCGCAACGACAATGGAATCCGTGAAGTTGCCCACGAGAGTTCCGAGATTCTGATCCGGATCTGCAAGGCCGGTCACGAGGTTTTTCCATGCCGCTTTCACCATGCCGAAAGATCCTTGAATCGTGGACGCGGCTTCTTTTGCGGTCGTGCCGGTGATGCCCATTTCAGTCTGCACGACATGGATTGCATCTACGATATCCGCATAGCTGGAAATATCGTATTTGATACCGGAAATTTTCTCCGCATCTTCAAGGAGGCGCTGCATTTCTGCCTGCGTGCCGCCGTAGCCGAGCTTGAGGTTATCAAGCATCGTATAGTTTGCTTTTGCGAAGCCCTGATATGCATTTTGGATTAAAGTCATGTCCGATCCCATTTTGTTGGCATTATCGGACATATCAGTCAGCGCCAAATTTGCCTTTTCTGCCGCTGCACTGGTATCCCCATCGAGAGACTGCAGCAGGGATGCAGAAAAGCTTGTCACCGTCTCCATGTACTCATTCGCAGACAGCCCAGCGGTTTTGTACGCGTTGTTTGCGTACTCCATGACTTTATCTTGGCTATCCTTAAAAAGCGTCTCCACGCCGCCGACAAGCTGCTCATAGTCTGCGTATGCCTGGATCGCCTTTGTGCCGATTGTGCCGATTGCCGTCGCCGCTGCGGTCACGCCGACAACTGCGGCCTTTCCGACAGTTGCAAGCCCGCTCTTTATTTTTTCGCCAAGCCCAAATGTTTTCTTCCCGGTTTCGTCGATGCCCTTGTCGGCCTCGGACGTATCGGCGCCGATTTTTACAAAAAGTTCAAACAGATTCATCTTTGGATTTTTTCACCTTCAATCCGCACCGGCGTACAACGTCGGCGGTAATCTCCTCACAGGTTCGGTTGTCCTGCGGCTTCGGGCTAATAAGATCGGTGTACTTTGTCTGTGCAAAGCTTCCGCCCGCGAATTTCGCTGTGTTTTCCGTGATCGTGCGCATACACTCCGCCGCATAAATGCGAAAGGCTGATTCCTCGTTCTGCCGCTTTATTAAAATCGGCAAAAGGCGAATCAGCCCTCCGGCGCTTATTTTTGGAGCTGCCAGAAGCGCAAGCGTTACGCTTTCGCCTCCGACGCGCACGATTTGAAAAAATCAGTGAGATCTTTGTCCTCTGCCAGTTCCCGGATCTGCCGCATTGTAACGAGAACGTTCTGCTCCAGGATCGCGTCAACTGTCACGCTGTTTACCACAGCCAGAATGCTGAACGCGTCTTCTCTATGCTTTTTCAGGATCAGCGGGATCCACTGGCCGATGCGCTGCACGCCGATTGCGTACCTCTCGCCGACTGTCTGCGGCTTTTCGTCGTCTGTCAGCTTTTTCAGGCTTCCCCTGAGTTCTTCGTCCGACACGATGTTCAGCGCGTATACGCTGATTTCGCAGAGGACATCTGCCGCCTTATCGGTGCTGAATTCCGAAAGTTTCATATCGGCCTCCTATCAGGTTTCTGCCGTACCGGCCTTGATGTACAGCTCATACGGCACAACATCCTGCTTTGAGATCGAGTAATGCGCGGTGTACTCAAACGCCATCTGTCCCTTGCCCTTGTCGGCGGTTTTCAGCTGGAATCCGCCGGTAGAAAGCGCATTCATCAAACGGATTGCGATAAAGCCGCCATTGGTTGCACCGTTCTTGTCAGAGTAGTCGCCGACAAGCCAGATGTCCTTGAAGTCGGCACTGTCCAGGTCGCGGCGCGGAACAACTTTCGTTGCGTCCGTGCCGTCGATGTCCGCCGCCGCCATAAGGGATTTGGCAGATGTGGTCGTCACCGTGACAAACGTTCCGGAACACTTTACGTCCACGTCATCCAGCCGTTTCAGTTCGAGTGTATTCTTTGGGCAATTATCTACATCTTCGCCGTAGTCAGAGTACGTCGGTGTCGCCGCGAACGTAATGCCGCCGGTCGTTGCGCCCAGCTGATTTTCTGGTTCAAACGCACCGGTCGCCGGTGTGAAATCGCTCAGAATTACACCGGCGTTGATTTGCAGCTGCTTGAAGGTATCAGCAGGTATTTTTGTGAATTTCGCCATGAAATCAGTCCTTTCAGTTTGCGGTGATGTACTCGATTGTAATGTTCAAGTACCGCCGCTTGATATTTGCATCAGAATCGTCCCGGACGTTCTGACACCACGGAGATCCGCGCTTGATCCAAATCGCGCCGCCGTCGCACGGCACAAATACGCCGCCGAGGCCGATCGCGTCCGCGATCTCCTGTGCTTTTGCGTTTGGCTCCGCTTCCTGCGTGGTGTAGTACCACAGATTTACTGTCAGGCCGATTTCTCCGCTGTCCCACGCGCCTGTGATCAGTTCATAGGTCAGCCACGGGAAAACGGCGTCGTCCGGCACGCTGGACGCGGGATAGGCCGTCAGGAATTGTGAGAACCACGCGTGCAATGCTTTGTCTTTTGTCATGTTGGCAGTGCTTTCTTTTCAGCAGTGAAGTATTTCAGGGCAAAGCTAGCGGACTTCGGCGTCTGTTTGTCCTTCGGCTCGGACGTGACGCGGTACGTCTCGCCGGTCGTCTTGTCTCGGAAGAAGTCGTTATAATCGATTGGTACGGCTTTTTGCACAAGCACCGAGTAAACGCTTGTCACGCCCTCTTTCTCCGCTCTGCGCGCCTCCATGGACGTGTCAAGCGCCTGATAGTTCATAAACTCCGCGCCATCCGTCCATGTGGTGATATATCCGCCCGCTCCATCCGGTGTGCGGCTTTTTTCGAGCAGCACGCACGGGCGGGCAAAATCATCAAGTAAACTCATATCAGATCTTCCTCCACTGGTTCATGCGCGATTTGAACGTCGTCTGCCATGTCACGGCCCCGCTCGCGGACGTGCTTCCGCTTGATCCCTTCGAGTAGCTATACCCGCCGAAGCTTTCCGAGGTGAACGGGCTTGCTGCTGCGTCGCCGTTTTTCTCCTGCCACGCTCTGATTTCAGCTTCGAGGGCGAGGACAGCAGAGGGGACGGCCATCGGCCAGACAGAGCCGACAAAGGTCTCATCAGCCATCCCGTAATCCGGGTATTGGTGCACACCGTCATTAAAAACGGAGCCTACAATCCGGAAGAATTGCCCTTCTTGCAGGAACGGCAGCGCAATGCTGCCGTTTTCTACTGTGTACGTTCCGCTGATCCGATCCGTTTCAAACCAGTTCCGCAGAACCCCGCACAATTCGGTAAGCATTGCGCTGCCGCCTCCTTACTTTGCCGTTACCGTGGCGTTGCCTGCCTTCTGCGCCTTATAGGTCGCGTCGGCCTCAACAACAGTGATCTTCTTGCCCGTCGCTGCCGTGACATCGGACTTGCCGTCCCACGTCGACCACGTTCTGACGTTCTGGCCGTAGGTGATAGTCTCAGCCGAATCGCCTACCTTGTACTTGTAGACGTTTCCGCTTGCTTCCTTCGCGGGCGTGACCGTGATCTTCGTTTCGCCAGTTGCGGATCCGGCTGCCGAAGTAACGGTCAGCGTGCCGAGCGTCGGCGTTTCGTCGATATCCGCAACTGCGATGCCGTCCTGGTACTCCGCAAACAGGGTGAGCCCCATGATCGCAAAGGACTCGGAGACGGCAGTGGAGTAATTACCCTGCACGTGGAAGCCGACAAGGTTTGTTTCGCCATCAGTTCTGTAGTCAAGACCGGCACGGGCGAAATCGCTGTCAGCCGGGTCGATGTAGTACAGAACGATGTTTTCAACCGGCGTCGCGATCACGCGGCCGCGCTTGATCTCATCGTCGGACAGCAGGAAAACCGTGCTGTAGCCCATGAAATTCTTGATGTACTGGAATCCAAACTCGGTCTGAATGGTGATGTCTGCGCCACCGAGGTAATCGTACAGGTCCATCACGTTCACGAAGCCGACAACGTTTGTCGCGGTTCTGTGCATCTGCTTGAACTTGTTGATGACTGCGCCCTTCGCCATTGCAAGCGCACGCTGCCAGTTGGTTTCGCTGACAGTCAGCAGGCCGGTATTCAGGTAATCGTAGAACCGGTTCGTGACGTTGGTCTGAAGCTCATACAGGAAAGCTTCATCGGTCATCGCGACTGCGACATCATAGCCGTATTCCTTGATTGCCTCGATGGAGACCGCCTTCGCGTACTTTTCGACGTTGATGTTCGCATAGTCCTTCTCGATGACAGTCGCTTTGGAGTAGGGGATTTCTTCGCCCTCACCGACGCTCTGCGCGAGCGTCACGCTTGCGGTCTTGGATTTCAGGACGGTGCCCGGCTGCTTTTTGATGGGGCGCATAATGCCGAGAATGTCGCGCAGGTGCTGCCAGTTCCGCGCAAAGCGGGTTACAAAATCGATTTCACGAGCGGTTACCTGAACGTCGCTCGTCATGGTCAGGTTGTTTTTTGCTGCCATATTATTCTTCCTTTCCGAACAAATTGAGATTTGCGGCAATTGCTGCCTGCCGTTCAGACGCGTCCCTGATTTTGAAGATGTCGTCCCGGCTCATAGCGCCGCCGTTGTTTGCGGGCGGGTCTTTGGTGTCCGCGCCCTTCTGTTTCGTGGTAACAACGAAATCTGCCCACTCTTCCTTGATGGACTTCTTCAAATCATCGGCGTTCTTGATCTTGCCGTCTTCCAATTCAACCGTAGAAAGATCGGTGACCTTCAAAACCGAATCAATTCGTTTTTCGCTGATACCCGCAGACTTCAAAAGTTCCCGATACGCGGATTCTTTCGCGCTCTTGGTTTCCTTCTGCATCTGCTCTCTTTTGTAGTCTTCAAATTCCTTTTTGACCTTGTCGTGCTTATCCTTCCAGCCATCTTCGCCTTTGGCTTTCAGGTTTTCAATCTCCGCCTGTACTCCGGGGAGCTTTTCGGCGTCTGCCTTATACCGTGCAAGGTCGTTTTTCAGCCCGTCGACGGTATCGGTGTGCGCCTCAATGATCGTATCCATCTGCTCTTCTGTAAGCCCCATGCCCTTCAGGAGCTTTCGCGTCAGTGCCATGTTCTATCTTCCTTTCCCTTGTCGGCGGTGCTTTGCCGCGACAGAACAAAAAATGTGGCAACAGTCATTTCTTTGCTGTTACCACACTTATACCGTATATTTATGGCTCTGGGACGCAATCTTTATCCGTTTTTCATCTCATCTTCGACGATTTTCCGGTATTGCGCCGCATGATCCGCTGCTGCGGGCTTCAAATACGGCTGTGCTTTGTTTTCAGCCGTCCAGTGCCAGTTCCCATTCGCATCCTGATACGCCCACGGCGTAGGTCTCCCACCCGGATAATACTTGCCGGTTCCGAGTTCGACGTATGCGGCATATTCCATGTCACTTCCGATGTATGCAGCCGGTTCCCCTTCATCTACGCGGTGCGTGATACTGTTCCTCAGATTGCCGATGTCCACCGGGCAAAGCCGCTTCGCGTACTTTTCAGCCGTCTTGCCGATCTTTTCTAGGGCGCGAATCAGCGCGTTTTTCATATTGTCCTTGATTTCCTCTGAGTTATCGATAAATTTAACGTCCATTTTTCTTTTTCCACCCTGCCCATTCAGCATAGCTCATGTTCTCAATCAGCTTATTCCGTCCGGTCGCCTGGTTTCTGGCGCGGCGCTTGCCTCCGGAGGTGTCAATTCCTTCAATCTCGGATACCAACGTGCAGCGGCAGTTATAGATTTCGGACGGTGGGCCGTTTGGGTCGCCTGGGTAGCGGCAGCCGTTGGAGAACTTTTTGTCGTTGTCTACGATCTCGCCGTCGAGCATGGCGTGGGAGTGGCGGGTTCTTCCGTCGAGCGTCGCCATCCATTGTTTTCTGCACTTGATTCCCATTTTCTCAGCGGCATAATAGGAATCCAGCCGTCCGGCGTTCTGCGCGCCCGTGACGGCTGTGCGTGCCGTCCGGATGGCGCTGTCGCGGTTCATGGTGGTGATACGACTTTGCAGATCATCTGCCATGCCCTTGATGCTTCTGCCCTGTAAGATGGAGCTGGTGACACTGGCGGTTATCTGCTTTTTCCCGTATGCGAGATCAATCCCACGTTTGAGTGCTCGCTTCTCCGGGTAGGATGGCATAAGGCCCGGCTGCTCGGAAACCAGGCGCTTCACAACCCGCTCATCCCAGAGATCGAATCCAACGTCCCCCGCCACCTGCTCGATCATATAGGCTGCTAGGTTCCTGTTCAGGCTGTAAATCCCCGGCGTTGCGTCGTTGATATAGGCGATTGCGGTTGCGTTTGCATTCGTCATTCGCTCTGCGACTTTATCCCTTAGCGCTTCAAACCGCTTCCCGCGTCCAATCTGAGCAGCACGCCACAGCTTGTATTGATCCTCCGAGATCTCCCCAGCGTCCAGCCGCGCCTTTTCCACCGCGTCACGCGCTGCAAATTTACCGAAGTAATCCCTGATCGTATCCGTCAGATCGTTATACGCTTCCCTGTATATCGCAGCAATCCGCTTTTCAAGCTTTGCGAGCTCTGCGTCGGTCATTTTCTGCCCGGCGGTGTTGCTTGTGCTCATACATTTCTATCCGCCTCGCCGAGCACGGCGCAGACGAGCGTAACGATGATGGTCTTGGTGTCCATGGCTATGTACCTTCTTCCGTGATCTTCTTCCACCCGTCCGGGTTAACGGATGGGTTCCAGACGTTGGCGGCGAGC